TAAGAGCACTTTCAAAGACAACAGGAGTTCCAAAACTAATGGATGTGCCACTAACAGTGCCAACAATAGCCGTACCATAATTAGAGTTTCCACCATCCATATAGGCTATTACTACTTTTTGAGCGTTAGTATCATAGGTAGCTGAAATATAAGAGGTACCAGCACTCTCAAAGACGACTTCTGTGCCGAAGCTAATTGATGTACCACTCACTGTCCCGACAATAGCCTTACCATAATCAGAGTTCCCACCATCCGAATAGGCTATTACTACCTTCTGGGCATTGGGATCGTAGGTAGCTGAAATATAAAGGCTATTAGCACTCTCAAAGACAACAGGAGTTCCAAAACTAATGGATGTGCCACTGACAGTACCAACAATAGCCGTACCATAATCAGTGTTTCCAAAATCCCGATAGGCTATTACCACCTTCTGGGCATTGGAATCATAGGTAGCTGAAATATAATCAGTATAAGCACTTTCAAAGACGGCGGGTGTACCTGATGAGGTGCTGATACTAGTCTCAGCAACAACACTCACCGTGCCATCACTGTTTACAATGACCAGATCACCGTTTGCTAATGCCCCTGACGCTGTTGCGGTCAAAGTAGGGCTTGGGTTGATTGAGTCAATCTGTGTTTGTATGTTAGACGTAACGCCATCAACGTAGTTAAGCTCTGTGGCTGTGGCAGTAACGTCACTAAGCTGACTAGCGGCAATAGACAGAGCCGCTTGATGTTGTGTAACAGAAGACTGCGTAATGTTTGCGTCAGGTACGTTAGCCCACGTTACGTTAGCAGTAAGATCGTTAAGTTCTACAATAGTAGGATAGGTAGTCAACACCCAGTTACGCACAGCGGCGTTCGTGGGTATCTGTGTGTCGCTGTTAGTGAAGGTTTCGCCAGAAGTTGTAATAGCTCCAGCGTCCATGTCAGAGAACGTAACGCTAGTTAGGTAGCCCTGTGTTGCGTGGTTACCCCAGCCAAACGCTGTATCCCAGTTAGAAATGTTGAGGTTAGAGCCTGTGACAGCACCAGAAAACGTACCCGTAGTTCCTGACACAGCGCCTGAGAACGTACCTGTAGTACCAGCAACAGCAGTAAATGTACCAGCCGCAGGAGTAGTCCCGCCAATTACAGTGTTGTCTACGGTTCCTGCGTTGATGTCTGCCGTAGTAGCAGTAAGTGAACTGAACGTACCAGCACCAGCACTAGAGCCACCAATGGTAACTCCGTCTACAGTACCACCGTTGATGTCTGCTGTTGTTGCTGTAAGAGAACTGAACGTACCAGCGCCAGCCGATGAACCACCAATGGTTACACCGTCAATAGTACCACCGTCAATGTTAGTAGTAACTGAACCACCTGTGAAGTTTACAGTTCCTGTGGCAGTAATTCCGTCAAAAGTAGCAGTGCCAGTAAACGTAGGACCAGCTAGATCAGACTTAGTAGCAACCGCTACTGAAATAGCGTTAAATTCGGTATCAAACTCTGAGCCACGGATAACCTTATTAGTGTCACCAGTAGGCAAAGAGTCCTTAGCAGTAAAGTTTGTTGACTTTGTGTAGTTGGACATAAGGCTTTCCTATCCGTTATCTTTTAGTTAACCGCCCTGTCATCAAGACGTTTAAATAAAAGGGGGCCATGAAGACCCCCAGAGAGAGTAGCTTACTCGTCGCAGACAGCGAGGATGAATCCTGCTTCGGGACGATAAGTCTCAACACCGTACAGCGTGTCAGACGTAAACAGCGTAGACAGGTATTCCTGCTTGTACTGTGTCTGAGAGCGTACAGCCAGTTGCTCTGCCATTACCAAGGCATCCTTGTGGAAGAACAAGCAACCACGGACAGCAATAGAACCACCAGAGTTTTGAACAGCAGTCTCCAGTACAGGAGCGTTGCTAGACACGTAGATGTCTACACCGTACAGGTTACCAATCAGACCTGACTCAACGCCACGGCCACCAACAAAGTCGGAAGACACGTAACGATCAATGCCCATGATTGACTTACGAACAGCAGGAGGAATTACGAGAACTCGTCCGTCCATAGGTACGTCAGCATCGTCCATCAGCTTGATAGCCTCACGGAAGCCAAGGTCAGTGAAGTTGTCACCAGTAGCAACAGTGTCATCAGCAAAAGCCGCAAGGCCAAGAGCGGCATTGAAGTAGTAAGCGTTGCTGTTTTCCCAGTTAGCGCCGTCAGTCGGAGTAGCAGTACGAGTACCGTCACCAAAGCCAGTAGCGGCGTTAATCAGGTCAGTGTCAACTTGCAGAGCCAGTTGGTAACCAGCGTCTTCAGTGTAGAACTGTCGCAGAGAAGACAGAGCCTGTACTTCTACGATGTCCTCAATCAGACGAGAGTACTCAAAGTGACGGTCAACAGTGACAGTCAACTCTGACTCAAGGTTAGCCTGAATGGTTACCGCAACAGCTTCTGCCTTAGCAGATGCAGAGCCACGGATGGGCTTAGGAATGTGAATAACGTCACCCTTCTTGCCAGTCATCGACAGACGCTTGACAAGGGGAGCCATCTTCAGGTTCTTTTGATAAGCGGCGATGATTTCATCGGACCAGATTTCGGGGATAAAAGTACCCGCCGCAGTTTTGTCTACTACAGCATTAGCTGTAAAATATGCACCAGAGGTTTCACCAGCCATTTTAATTCTCCTTAAATGTTAGGCTAGCGTACACGACCCTCTGCGTATGCTTTCAGTAATTCGTCTGAAAGACTTTGGTAACGCTCTGGGTCTGTTCGCATAAGTTTAATAATGTCAGCACGACGATAAACTTTCTTGCGTGATCCCTCCGCTGTTCCACGAGCGTTGCCTGTGCTGGCTGATTTCAGGGTGTTCTTACGAGCCTGTTTTTCAACGTTGGCTGTTTGTTGTGCTACGCTTGCTCTCTCTTTCCAGAGACTGAACAATTCGTCAGCCGCATCGTAATCGTACCCTTGGTCTGCCTGAACAAACAACTGTGTTCGGACTTTTGACCCCTTGATCCACTCAGCAAAACTGGCGTCTTGCAGTATACTCTCCATATCAGGGTGCTTGGATTTCAACTGTGAAAGAGTAGCCTGTTGTCTAGCCTGTTGTGTGTAGGCTTCTGCTTCTTTGATCTTAGGGTGGTTATCTATAGCTCTGTTAACAGCCGATTGTGGATCTACAAAGAAATCTACGTCATCGTCTTCTTGTTGCTGTTGTTGAGGTGCTTGTTGGTTTGAGAGTTGTGTCTGAATGTAGTTGTCAACGACTTTCCGTAACTCACCAACTTCCGTACTCTGTTTGCCTGAAAACTTCTCAAGCTCTTGGTGCATCTGTACAAGGTCTTCTACAGACTTACCACGGTACTTTTCCGGTATTTCTGGTTCTTGAGGTTGTTCCTCTTCAGGAGTCTCAATAGAATTTGTGGCTAGTTCTTCGGTTGTTTCCGTTGGTTCCTCTTCAGGACGCTCATCAAGTAATTGTGCTCGTGACATAATGTAAACTTACCCCGCCTATTATTATTAAGGTTATGGAGGATTAAAATGGGAGATGCCCTAAGACTAGGATTCCCGACTAGATCGCCCAGCTTGCTCGTGTTCACGCACCCACTTCATGTGCCTACCGGGAAAGTCCCCAGAAGCACCGTCGAGGATGTGTTGAGTAGCTGATACGATTTTTGTAGCGTTGGCTCCACATCCGCACCTACTGGATGTAGTATCTCCTTCTACAAATTCTTCAAAGGTATGTCCGTTTGTGCAGCGAAAATCAAATACTTTAATCATCGCTAACTAACTCTTCGTAGTTGTTATTAGTAGTAGATTCAAAGTTAATTAGATAAGCTAGTACGTTTAGTTGTCCTTTACGTACGTACAAATCGTTACTATCTTTGGTTGCTTCTACGCTGTTTATTACGAGAGCATTCTGTTGTAATTCTTCGATTAACTGCTTCCAACCAGCGGTTCCAAACAGGTCAAAGTACTTATTGTAGTATTGTTCTGTTTCTTGATCGAGTGAGGCCATAAGGTTGTCTCTATATCTTTTATTATAACATAATTTTGTTAAAATGTCAAGTTTTTTTCTTGGTATTATTACCGTTTCTTTTTGGTTTTCTTTTTCATCTTAGCCTTAGCTTTTGCGGCGGCTTTGTATCCTTCTTTAGTATAAGAAAAGTGTTTTTTACCTACTTTTGGCATTATTTACTCCTTTTTCGCTTTTTGGCTGTTTTAGCCGCCTTCTTAAAGGCACTAGCCGTAGGTGCACCCTTAGATCCAGGTTTACGCATACGTTCGCCAGAGCCAGCTTTGATTCTCTTGCGTTTCTTGTGTATGTTTTCGTATAGTCCAGCCATATCACCATTTTACCTTGTTTGCCCAGTACGCTGCGCTCATCTTTCCTTTAGCAATGTTCTTAGAGTGTCTAGCCTTAAAGGATTTACGCCTC